TCATAACTCCATGCCATCTGGTCGTCCTCACGTTATTAGTCTAAAATACCGTCACGGATTTCAAAGAACTTCTCTTCGATCCAGCGGTTATTGCGAAGGAAGCTACGGAGAAGCGCACGTTGTTTGGCTTCAATCTTCGATTGCTTACACTTCTTAGCGGTGTATTCACTTGTTGAGTTAGTCCGGCCCTTAACCTCATTATTGAGTAGGCGAACAAGACTTTCTAGTTGTGTTGCATCCATCTCTTCTAGACGGTCACCAACTTTAGTCTCTTTCTCTAATTCTTTATTGTGGTAGATTTGACCTGTCGAGTATAGTTGTGCTACACGGTAAGGTTCAATACCTTTAGTTACCCAATCAAAGTGATCCCCCTGATTATAACCACTAAAGGGGATTTTGACGAATACGGGCCAGTCAATCTGCCAGCCAAGGTATGCGGGATGTGTCATAGTCGGGGTTCCTTATGTCGGGGTGGGGAGCCACCAAAGCATCGTAGATGCGACGCACCTTTGGTGCTTAGCAGCCCCCCGATAGTAAACACTATTAGGCGATAACAGTGTCGAAGAAGTAGCCCAGATCGGCACCAACAACTTTCATGTCGTAGGCCATCTTGGCTTGGATGTGTTCTGCAACACCCACACGGCGCAGAGCATCGTCCGAGAACGATTCCACGGTCACGCCCAAGTTCTGTACACCTTGCAGGTTGTTCCAAGCAAAGGTCAGACCAGCGGCAGGGGTCATCAGACCAGCAGCCGAAGGAGTGTGAACCAGCAGGGCATGTTTGCCACCGATGAAGGCATTGCTTTCGGTCAGACCTTCAGCAGCCGAGTTCTGCACAGCTTCCATGACGTAGAAGTTTTCTACTTCAAAGATTTCTGCCAGTTTGGCATTGGTGATCAGTGCAGTGTTCGACACAGTAGCACCACCGTTCAGGCGGGCCAGAATGTCAGGGTGGTTGATCAGGATGTCACGTACTTCTTTACCAACAACCATAGTGTTGGGCTTGAAGCCACCCGATTTCAACTGCATGGTGCGACGAGCAGTGGTCACATCAGCAATGGGGGTCGAGTTGGTGTAATCCGACCACAGGTTCGACGGAGTGCTTTCCGAACCCCAAACCGAAGCTGCAAAGAAAGTGTTTGCAAAGTCGATTTCACGGTCGATCATCATGTTGTTGATCAGCGTCTGTGCGCCTGCGGCACGGATTTCCAGTGCTGCATCTTCGTTGGCCAGAGTTTGCTCATCGAAGTCCATGCCCAGACCGAACACGTCAGCGTAGTAGCTGTCGCTCGATACCGACATGCCGATGCGCTTAACTTCGGTGCGAGGAGCCAGAGGCTTACGCTCACCACCACGGTTCATGCCAGCACGGTCGTAGATGTAGTACTTGTCCGACTGACGGTTCACACCTACGGTGGGGAACACTTTGTCAGCGATAAAGTTGGTTTGTTCTTGTACATAGGCCAGCGTCAGATTAGTAAGCGGCTGGTCGATATGCACTGCGGAGGGAGTCAGCATAGGCATATTATAAAATCCTTTTCTTTAATGCTGGTTATTAGGCGACGACATTGCCACCAGTGATCAGTTCGATCTCAATGATCTGACCGTCAACACCAGCTTCTTTTGCGTAACCCATTACAACGTCGCCCGAGGCAGCAGCCAGAGCGGTGCCATCAGCACCTGCCTGAACAGCAGCACCAGCAGCAATCGTGCCACCTGCTTCGACCATAACCGAACCAGTGCGAACAACGGTCACAGATTTACCAGCGGCGGCACCTACGATGCACACGCCATAGCACTGTTCACCCGCCGAGTTTGCCAGATCGACAAAACCATCGGATTCCAAAGTTACGAATTTAAATTGTGCGGACGACAGATCGACGCCAGCGGTTTCACTACGAGTATCACGGCTCTGCATAACAGCCATTGTTATTCTCCTTTATAGGACTTGTTGATAAGAGCTTTGCCTTCGTCGGTCTTCGCCACAGCGGCATAAGCCTTAGCATATTCACTCTT